ACATCCTCCCGTGTCGTCTCGACGTCCTGTACGGCTACAAGACGCTTCGCCCTCAACTGGCAACCCGCCTTGCCAACTCCGCTTCGGTCTAAGGAGATCACAACATGGCTGTGAAGCAACTTTCTGACGGCAATCCGGACGGCACTACGCTCGGCCAATCGGCCACCGACCTGATCGCCTTTTACGGCAGCACTCCGCTGGCCCGTCCGGCCGGTGCGGCTCAAGCTGCGGTGACTGATGGTTCGACCGGCACTGCCGCGCCGACCAACGGCATCGCCGCTCTGACTGGCACCTACAACAGCACCATCCTTGCCAACGCTATCGCCACTCTCGCCGCCCAGGGCAACGCCCTGCGTAACGCGCTGGTGTCGCTTGGCGCGATCAAGGGCGCTGCGTGAAACTACTTGTGGCTGTTCCTGCCTATGATGGCGGGATTACCGTGGAAACGGCGCGCTCCCTGCTCAATGAGCAGGGGGCTGCGGCTCTCACGGGTGTGGAGTTTGAGGTCGCGTTCCTTCCGCGATGCAGCCTGATCACCCAGGCGCGCGACCAACTGGCCAATCAGTTCATGGCCAGCGACGCGGACAAGATGATTTTCCTCGATAGTGACGTTGCATGGGAGCCGGGCGCAATGCTGCGACTGGCCAGCCACGACGTTGACTTCGTTGGGGGCGCCTACCGGCTAAAGCAGGACGCGGAAGCCTATCCGGTGACGTGGCTGGAGGGCGAGGAGCTTTACGCGGTCAACGGGCTGCTGGAGGTCGAAACCCTGCCCGGCGGCTTCCTGTGCCTCTCCAAGCGGGTCTTTGAGACGCTGGCCAAGCCGGAACACGTCTACTCGCATTTTGCGTTCACGGGCTTTGCGTTCTTCCACGTTCCTAGAGGGGGCGGGGAGGACACGCGGTTCTGCCTCGATTGGCGGGATGCGGGCGGCAAGGTGTGGCTGGACCCTGAACACCGGCTGACGCACGTCGCGGGGTCGAAGTCCTACACCGGCCACGTTGGCGAATGGATCAAAAATGGCTCTAACCACCTACAGTGAGCTGAAGACGTCCATTGCGTCATGGCTGCACCGCACTGACCTGACGTCGGTGATTCCTGACTTCGTGACCTTGGCTGAAAAGGCGTTCGGCACGGGACCGGAGGCGATCAAGTCGCCCCGCATGATGACGCGGCTCGCGATCACCGTTGATGCGGAATATGAGGCGGTCCCGTCCGATATGGTCGGCATCGTGTCTCTGACGCTGACCACGAACACGGACATTTACCCGCTGGACAACGTGACGCCGGAAAGCCTCGCGTTCCTGCGTGCGACGACGGACATTCAGGCGGCGTTCCCGCGCTCGTTCGCGATGGTCGGCGATGATTTCCGTTACTCGCCGGTTCCCGATCAGGCCTACACGGGCGAGCTTGCCTACTACGCCGCGATCCCGGCCCTGAGCGATAGCAACGCATCCAACTGGGTTTTGGCCAACTATCCCAACGTCTACCTCTACGGCTCGCTTTTGCAGGCGGCGCCGTACCTGGTGGACGATGAGCGGGTTGGGCTTTGGCAACAGCTTTATCAGACGGCGTTGGCGGGGCTAATTGCCTCTGAGCGGCGACGGCAAGGCGTAATGTTCACGCCGCAATTCACCGCAAACGACATCATCCCGACGCGGCGGGGCTACTTCAACATCACGACGGGGCTCTAAATGTCTCACTCTCCTCAAGGGGTGGCGGTTCTTACCGCTGTTCTCACACGCCCTGCCGATACGACGGCCTACACGGCTAACGATCTGGTTGCGCGTCAGACGGCTGTTGTGCCGGTCAACTCGCCCGCCATTGTGAACGCCGTGGCCATGAAGGGCGATGCGTTCCGGCTGGACCGGGTGCGGCTTCGCAAGTCCAGCATTTCGCTGACCAGCGCCAGCTTCCGGGTGCATTTCTTCGACCGGCTCCCGACGTGGACGGTTGGCGACAACGGCGCCGGGGGTGCAATTGGCGCGCTGGCGGTGACGGACATGGCCGGGCACTGCGGGTTCGTTGACGTGACGATGGACCGGGCTTCGGCCACTGCCGGGGCCTATGGCATGGCTAACCCGTCGTCAGGCGCGATCACCATCGCCCCCCAGGCCGACACGACCATCTACATCGCGGTTCAGGCGATGGCGGCTTACACGCCTGCCTCGGCTGAGGTGTTCACGGTTGATATCGAGGGCATCCGCCCTTGACACCCGCGAGCATCATCCCGGTTTTCGGATCGCAGCGGGCTTACGCCGATCTGAACTTTGCGGGCGGATCATTCGGGCTTGCTGGCCAGTCGGTGAGCGATATCACGCGCCTGCCCGGCTTCACGTTCACGCGTGCCTCCCTCGCTATGGGCTACGACGCGACGGGGAAGCTGGTCTATGGGCCGAATAATCTGCTGCTGCAAAGCCAGACGTTCGACAATGCAAGCTGGCAGAAGGACCGTGCGAGTGTCACCGCCAACGTTACTGCGGCCCCGGACGGAACACTAACGGCGGACAGTCTCATCGAAGATGCGACGGCGGCCAATACGCACCGCACTAATCAAGCCGTCACCACAAGGCTGCAACCCTATGTGTTTTCGGTCTATCTAAAGGCTAACACACGAACGTGGGCCTACTTGCGCCTAGACCGCAACCCATCGACGACGCCGCAAGCGTGGTTTGATCTCGCGGCGGGGACCATCGGGACCGTTCAAACGGGTCTAACAGCTACGATGACCGCAGCCGGTGACGGCTGGTATAGGTGCGCCGTGTGCGTAGACGCGGCCTACATTGGGAACAACTCGTTTATTGTCGGCCTTTCGACCGGGAACTTGGTCAGCAACTACACAGGCGACGGCACGTCCGGCATCTTCATCTGGGGCGCTCAACTCGAAGCCGTCACCTACCAGACGACCCCCAGCACCTACTACCCGACGACCACGGCGGCATACTACGGCCCTCGCTTCGTCTACGACCCGGTAACGCTGGCCTCTCAGGGCATCCTCGTGGAGGAAGCGCGGACTAATCTGGCGTTGCAGAGCCAGACGTTCAGCACAACGTGGGTAACGGCTGACGGTGTTTTGACGGCGAACACCGCTCTAGCGCCAGACGGCACGACGACGGCGGATAAGCTGGTCGGCACCGCCGCTTCTGCGGCTGGGCGTCTTGTGCAGAGCTTCACAGGGTCGATCGGCGCAACTTATACGCTGTCTTGCTATGTGAAGTCGGCGGGCGGAACGCTTGCGCGGCTGTATTTTGATGACAACGGGTCAAACAGCGCGAGCGTCATATACAACAGCATTACGGGCGCTGTCTCGACCGCAGCGGCGACCACGGGCGGTAACTGGACGGCGGCAAGCAGCGCGGCACAACAACTCGGCGACGGCTGGTGGCGCTTCTCGCTGACCTTTACGGCAACGGCGGTTGCGCCTACTCGCGTGGCCCTTTGGCACCGCGACGTGTCGGACGGGACCAACGGCCTTCTGTTCTGGCAAGCGCAGCTAGAGGCAGCCGTCGGAGCCTCTTCCCCCATCCCAACCACAACAGCGGCGGTGACGCGGGCGGCGGATGTTGCAAGCCTTGGCGGCCTGTCGCTGTCATACCCGCTTTCAGTTGTGGGCGGGTTCATTCGCACGATTGGGTCAAGCACTGGCCGGGTTTCGGCCCTGACAATCGACGGCGGCAATCTGACGGCGCTTGGGCTTAACAGTGCCCTTCAATATAGCTTGCGCGTGGCGGCGGGGGGGTCGTTTACCGCCCAAATAGACGGGGCAGTAACAACCTACGGTGCGCCCGGAAATATCGCGGGTCGGTTTCAGACAGATAACGCAATCCTGGCCGCTCAAGGGGTCCTCACCGGCCCCGATACTAGCACTACAATGCCTGCCGTATCGCCAACCCTCTACATCGGGTCTTTGAGCGGGTCCTCTGAATTTATGAACGGCACAATCTCCCGCATCCGCATCTACAACCGCGCTCTGACCGACGCTGAACTACAGGCGATCACCGCATGAGCTGGAACACGTCTCTGATCGACGGGCCTATAACAGTCTACACCTACGGCGAGCCCGACGCTGAGGGCGTCCGCCCTGTCACCGGGACCATAGAAGGCTATCACGTCAACGTCGCCCCTTGGCTCGTGACTGAGGAGCTGGCGTTCTACGCGGTGACGCCTGAGAACCCTGCCCGTATCTTCGCGGGCGGTTCTACCGGGTGGCTGAAGTTCCCCGATGAGGCGACGGCGCGGGCGCTGCTGGCCGACTACTGGATCGACTGATCCTAACCCCTTGAAAAGATAGGGTTTTCTGTGGCAGATTCCACGACGACCAACTACGGCTGGACGAAGCCCGAAGTCGGCGCTTCCAGCGATACCTGGGGCACGAAGATCAACACCGATCTGGACGGCATCGATACAATCGTCTTCGGCAAGGTGGACAAGGCCGGGTCTACCATGACCGGCGTGCTAGTCGGCACAACGCCTGCGGCTGGCGGTGCGGGCTATGCTTCGTTCCGTTACCCGCATGGCGCGGCTCCGACCACGAACATCACCAACGGCGACGCATGGACCACGACGGCGGGGTTTTTCGTTCGCCTGAACGGCACGACGCATCAACTGGCCTCGCTGGCCGGTGGCACGTTCACCGGGCCGGTTATCACGGTGGCCTCTGGTACGGGTGCGGCAGGGTTCAACGTCCCGGCTGGCACGGCTCCCACTAGCCCGAACAATGGCGACGTGTGGGTCACGTCGTCGGCCCTGTCGGCGCGGATCGGCGGGGCTAATGCCGCGATCAAGCCGGGGGCCTGTATTGCGGGGATGGCGTATGGCAGCGTCTCGTCGACAATTCTGTCAATGCAGTTTGTTTCGGGTGTAATCAGCACCGTCACGCGGACTGCTGTTGGCCGCTATCTTGTCACCCGTTCACCAGCGGCGAGCGCGGTCGGCGATTGGACGGTAATTGGAAGCACCGGCGGCAACTCCGCTGTTTTGCAGATCGAGACAACGCCGGGGACGCAAACCACGACAACGGCGGATATTCGGTTTTACAACTCGTCCAACGCACTAACCGACCCTAACTACTTTACGTTTACCGTCGTGGATCGCGTGCTCTAAATGCTGGTCAACATTGACTTGCCGCCGGGGCTGATGGCCAACGGAACGGCAAGGCAGGCCAAAAACCGATGGCGGGCCGGGAACCTTATCCGCTGGCCTGATGGCAACAACCTCCAGCCGGTCGGCGGATGGGCGGCGGCGACCGCAAGCACGGTCACGGGCAAGGCTCGCGCCTGCCTGCCGTGGGTGGCCACCAATGGCAACCGATGGCTTGGCGTGGGCACGCACTCGGGCCTGTACGTCATGTCTGCCGATGGCACGATCACGGACATCACGCCAACCGGATTTACGGCGGGCTCTGCGGATGCAGGCTCCACGACGGGCTATGGCGGCGGGGCCTATGGCGCCGGGACTTACGGCACGCCGCGACCCGATACCGGCACCTATACGCCCGCTTCGGTCTGGTCGCTGGATACCTGGGGTCAATACCTCGTTGGGTGCATGGACGGCGACGGCAAGCTGTACGAATGGCAATTGAACACGGCGTCTGACGCTGCGGTGATCTCCGGCGCTCCGACCGGCTGCACGGGACTGGTGGTCACGGCAGAGCGGTTTATCTTCGCGCTCAAAAACCGGACGGTTCACTGGTGCGACCAAGGGGTCAACACCGACTGGACGGCGGGTGCGACCGATCAGGCCGGGGACCAGGAGCTTGATACGGCGGGGCGGCTTGTCTGCGGCCAGCGGGTCGCGGGCGGAACGCTGCTGTTTAGCAATGTGGACGTCTGGCTGGCGAACTATCAGGGCCTGCCGACCGTCTACGGCTTTACCAAGGTCGGCGATAACTGCGGCATTGTCGCCAAGGGCGCGGCGGTCGGGCTCGATAGCCGCGCGGTGTGGATGGGGCAGGACAACTTCTACATCTACGACGGCGGGGTATCGCAGCTTCCTTGCGAGGTGGCCGACTACGTGTTTTCCGACATTTCGGCGGCGGCTATCTCCAAGGTCTCGGCGTGGCACAACACGCAATTCTCCGAGGTCTGGTGGTTCTATCCGTCCGGGGCTTCGACTGAGAATGACCGGTACGTCAAATGGAGCTACCGGACCAACGCCTGGGACGTAGGGACGCTCTCACGGACCTGCGGTGCGCCTGCCGGTGTGTTTACCTATCCCATCTGTGTTGACGCCTCTGGGGCCATCTACACGCACGAGTTCGGATGGTCATGGTCGGGTGCGACGCCCTACGCGCGCACGGGGCCGTTTGAGTGGCCTGGCGAGGGTGGCGGCTCGGATCGGCGCTCGCTCATTCGGGGCTTTGTGCCTGACGAGGCGACCGTCGGCGATAGTCAGGTGACGTTCTACGCCAAGCCGTGGCCCAACGGGTCAACGGAGACGTTTGGTCCCTACACCATCTCGACAAGCCCGGTGGACTGCCTGTTTTCGGGCCGGGACATTGAGATGCAGATCAGCTTCGTGACGCCAAGCGATGCACGGGCCGGGGTCTATCAATTCGACGTCAAGCCGATGAGCAAGCGATGAACTTTCCGCAGGCGCCGGGGACGTATGACCGGCAGAAC